GCGTTGTCCTATAACAACCTTCTTTTCTCTCAGGATATTGAGTTTTTCTTGAACTGTGACGAGATCACTATAATAATAGGTAGGTAAAGTACTGAAAGTCATGCATTCAGTATCGCAACACATAGAGAACGGAGACGTTTATACATGAAAGCTTATTCAACATACAATCGACGGCATTGCTGGTCAGAGTAGAGATGTTGAGCTGAATGTTTGTGGTGGGCGCACTATTATAGTGGTAATGTTATGGGAAGGCTCCTAAATTGAAACCAAGCGGTGAGATTCCGATGGTAGAGATCTAGGAGGGACCTGCGATGGTATGACTGCCTGTCAAAGATGGGCTACAGTCTGTAAGAAGATAACCCAATGAATGTCAGCATGAAGAGAATACGAATTGTCACGAATGGGGAAGAGTCGCAAGACGAACCCCGAAGCTATAACAATTTAAATATTAATGCGAATGATATGACTCGACCGAAAGGTGATGTAGGGCGGAATGATAACCCAGTAAGCATTCAGAGTTATGAAGCGAAGAATATGGTATGTAGTGCTAAACAGCATTATTGCGAAATATGTCGGAGAGATTATTATAGCATCTATTATTATAATGTTAGATGTGAGTCGGAGAAGATGTATTTGGTGATAGCCAGTAAACACAGTAGATTAACTGCGAATAGTATATATGATTTTTTAAATGATATTGGATTTGAAAATTTTGGCATAAGGTTGAATGACAAATCCTTTAAAACTGTAGGTTATGGCAATTGGATTTATATAGTGGATGGATGGGCTGATAGATTAAGTGTTGACAGAAATAGATTGATGCATGCTATCAATGGAAATATGGAACAAGACCTGGATTTTAATGGATTAGATGAGTTTTATGAGCAACAGGATAAAGTATTAGTTAAGAAGAAACAGTGGAGGTTAAAACCTGATATTGTGGAATTGCAGCTCCCGAATGGCTCTAAGATTAAATATGATGATGCTAATTCAGATGTTGTTGATGCATATGGTGAAGCTTATGAAAATTATGGTATTCCTCCAAAACAGGAAGATCCTATAGTAGTAGACGCTTACGGTGGAAATTATGACAATTATGGAGTGCCGATTGGTATAGACAAGTCTAAACGTAAGTTGTTGAAGAAGAATAGGCGTGATAAATTTCATGGGCAGTTAGCTAACTTGAAACATAAGGCTAAATTTATAAAAGGTCAGAAGACAATTCGACCTAAAGTTAGTTATGACCGGCCATTGGTGTCTAGTTCTGAGATTGACCTCAGCACATCTGTGGAGGATAATGATAAGGATACTCAGAAAGAGAAGAAGAAAGCAACAATTTTAGATTTTGTGTTGAATCTTAAGCCTGAGTACACTTATGCTTATACAAGAGAGGAGGGATTCGATTATAGGCCGAATGATATGAAAGCTAGATTTTTTAAAATTATGAAACGCTTTCGGGACAAGTTTGTGTCCAACTTTTCTCATTTTAAAACATTAATAACCATGATAACCACCGCGTTTGCAGGTTTGATATCACTGATGAAGTTCTTAAAAGATATTAAGGTTGATACTAATAAGATTCCAATATTAGGATTGATAGATAGCTTTATGAGTAATTTTAGTAATGTGTCGTGGAAATCAACGGTATTAGTTTGTTGTTTACTTATTACTTATTTTTATACTTTACATTATAGAGAAGTTAAAGTACATAAGATTGTGGTGGATTTGGAGCAGGACCCAGAGTTGGTTCCTGTTAATGATGATGTGGATTTACGACGTGAAGGAGATAAAGCTTTTGATAATATACTCTCTGTTAAGAATATTTATTATGAAGAGATAGTTAAGGACAAGATAGAATATGGTCATGATTTTGGGATGTTTAATTATTATAATGTAGTAACTGACAGCACTATTGTATCTGATAAGAGACTGGTGGATGTTGAGCTATTAACACAAATGACTGCACCAAGAGTTCTTGGACTCAACAATTCAATTGAGAGTGTAATCGATAGACTTGCTTCTTCAACGAATGCTGGTCCGTTTATAAATTATAATCGTAATGGTATATTGGTCGATGATGTTTCAGGTAATGCAACTAGGTTTGCTGTGGCATTAGCCGCTGCTCCTAGATGCTCTAATTTGGAGACTGATATATATAACCATGTTTTTCGGAGTCGGGACGTTTTGCGGTTGGTACGCGTCCCGCGGAGGCGCAAATATTAACATTGAAAGATAAATCCCAACCAATAGCAGCTAGAAGGATACTGTTATATGGATATAGAACAAGTGAGGTAAATATAAAAGCGGGTGAATTGCCGGATGATAGTGTGTATCAAGTTACGAAAGCATATCATGATTATGACAGTGGTATTAGGCCACCTATGTCAGCAACGATAATGCCACACATCTTTGCAATACCACCCAAGCCTGATATATCAAATCCTGATAGTTCGTTATATGGTGTAGGTAAACGGATGGCATACAAACCGCCATTATATAAAAAGCGTCTGAGAAGACGTTTTCGAAGGTTTGTGAAGAAGTGGGTTAGGGATAATTTGACACCTATAGATGAAGATGATACTTTAGACTTTGAGGTCTGGTTGGAAGGTACAAATTACCCTAAATATAGGAAGGACCAATTGAGAGAGTCTTTTAAGAATATAGAAAGAGAATTTGATGAGAAAGATACTGCAGGATTTAATAAGTATGCTGAGGTGAAATATTTCACTAAAGAAGAGTATTATCCTGAGTATAAACATCATAGAGGCATATGGGCTAGAGCAGATGAATTTAAAGCTATTGCTGGGCCATTCTTTAGAAAAATCGAAGATAAGTTATTTAAGTTACCATATTTTATAAAGAAAGTTCCTAAGGATGAGCGACCTAATTATATCTATAATTTGATTTATAGTAACAATCATAAATATCAGACCACAGATTTTACATCTTATGAGTCATTATTTACTACAGATTTGATGGATGATTGTGAATTTGAATTATATAGGTATATGGCATCTAAGAATGTAAGGGCGCGTTGGATATGTCAGATATTATTCTCAGTACTTGCTGGTGATAACAGAGTTGTTAATAAGTTTTTTACCCTAGGCGTCCATGCTAAGCGGATGTCCGGAGAGATGAACACCAGTTTAGGAAATGGATTTAGTAATCTAATGTTCTTATTGTTTGCAGTTTTTGAATACAAGATATCAATGTCTGGTGTTGTTGTGGAAGGGGATGATGGTTTGATGGGGTTAAATAAAGATATACCGAAACAGTACTTTATAGATATGGGACTGAATGTTAAAATGAATACTGTTGATAATTTGGAAGAAGCATCCTTCTGTGGTATAATATTTGACCCTGTAGAACAGATAAATATTAGAGACCCTAGATCACCGTTATGTACTACGATGTGGGTCACTAAGAAATATGCAGCAGCATCTAAGAAGAAGATGTTAGGTTTAGTTAAGAGCAAGGCTCTTTCTTTGGTTTTTGAGTATCCAGGATGTCCTATTTTATCTATTTTTGGACATAAGGTACTATCACTTTTAGAGGGTTATAAGATGGTCATGATTGATGATTCTAGATATAATCAGCGATTGCATGCAAAGTACATGGTTAGGTATAATTTAGGTGAGATACCTGTTAGGGAAATTGGTCAGCGTACCCGTGTTCTAATGGAGAAATTATTTAACATACCTGTATCAATGCAACGTGCAATTGAGGATGATATAATGAAAATGACGCTCAACAATTGGGATACAGCAAATGTTCTAAGTATAATGCCTGACATTTGGATAGATAATTATAATAATTATAGTATGATTGTTGAAGCTAGACCGTCTGAATATAATAGACAATATAGGCCATTCACTATAAATAATAATATGGCTACATTGTATAAACCTGCTTTGGTAAAGAATGTTAAACGAGCAGTGAAAGGTGTCATGAACTTTCAAAAGTTCAGTATGTCACGCCGTTTTAAAGGTAGAACAGTACAATTTATTTTGAAAGAGTATAATGAATATTTACAGCGTAGATATGATGCATTGTACCGTCTACATTTAAACTCTTTACCTTTATAACCCCAGGTATTCCAAAATATAAACTATATTTGTGGAATTAAATTTGAACGTATAATATAATAATGATGATGAATAAACAGCAGTATTATAAGGTTAACTCTGTGGCCTTTAAGGACTTACCGCCGGCAGTGCGGAAAGCAAAATATCAAGCATATTTAGCTAAGAATAAAGAAAAAGTCGCTGAGGTGAGAGCACGCAGGGAAGAACCGATTAAAATAGAGAGAATTAGTAGAGTGAGGAATCCTACGAAACAAAGAAATAAGGCTAAGCCAACGAATAGGCAGCTAATGAACCAGGGTATGACGAGAATAGGACTATCAGATTGCTTAGTAGAGTATGCTAAAGCGATGATAGACCCATTTGATACAGTACCTAATCCATGTATCCCCGATAATATATGTATCCCTTCATATAAGTTCAACTGTAAAGTTGAATCAACTTTTACAGTCGGACTGATGGGTACTGGATTTGTATTATTTAACCCATGGTCAATGGCGGCTAATGATGTGGGAGCGACTGGAGCATCAATAGATTTACCAATAATAGTATCGACGGCTAGTTATACTAGAATAGATGTTAATCCTTCTATAGCGCGTCTTGCTAATGGAGAAATATTAGGATTTGGTTCGACATCACCATTTACTTTTGCAGAATTCGGTAATGATCAAATACAAATGCGACTTGTGGCCGCAGGAGTAGAAATTGAGTATATAGGTGAATTGTTAAACCAATCTGGTTGTGTAACTACACTTCAGAATAACGGTCTCCAACCTTTTATCTTTCCGACAGAAATAGTAACACTACAATCAAATCCTAGAGCTAGGACATGCGCTAATTCAAAGGAAAATAGATGTTACATTTCTTATACACCTACTAATAGTAATGTATTATCTTATGGTAGTATTAATCAATACTTATCATCACAACAGAATGTACCAACATTGACTAATCACCCGTTGGTAATAGCAGTTTCAGGAGCGACACCAGGAATAACATTTCGACTGAAGGCTATGGCATTTTTTGAGATGCAAATGGATAATACTAATGTGACACCATCAGAATCTGATCCGATAGGATTTCCCGCATTTTTAGCTGCAAAGACAGCTGTTGTGGCGACTGATGATCCAGGGACAGATTTGAAGAGTGTCTTACAGAAGACCATTAAGAACATAGCTACGTCAATATCAGGTCAGGGTGCTGGTATTGGTATGGCATTAGGTTCTATATATGGCAACCCCCAAGCAGGAAGAGCTGCCGGCTCAGCAGCTGGACTATTATTAAGTTCAATATTGGGGGATTAACGGCAAAGCCGTCGCCATCCGGGGCTGGAATACCGACTTGCGAAAGCAGACCCAACAAGAGGGGAATAGAATATCTTGTCGCCGTGAAATAGAGGGCATGAATACTCTGAGCCGAAAGGCAAAGCCATCAGGAGGCGTTAAATGTCCTGACGAACCTCACCTGCGGGTAGAGGGGGG